TAGGTTTGCCGCCCCTGACTAAAAGCGCCTGATCTTGAATAAGAGTGATTGCAGGACCACCATTGAATGAAACTGTTGCATCACCTGCAGTTGCAACTACGCGATAGTATCCAGTCTGAACAACTTGATACTCAGTAGCATCAGCAGCGATTGCATTAGTGCTTAAAACGTTAATTACTGTCATGTCTTGTTAGTTCGTGTCCTCTTTATTTATCTCTTTTTGCTTCTTTAACATCTTCTGTAGTTCCGCTGTAGAGCCCACAAACATAGTGTTATTAACCGTAGATGGTCCAGACTTTTTCTCATCAGCATCCAACTCCTTCATTTTCTTTTGAAGATCAATCAACTTATCAGCAGTATCTGCTACGTTTTTAATAAGTTGACCTGCAACTTCATAAGCACGAGGATGATCTGACGCTCGTGCCACATCAAGTATTCCATCAACTGCTTCCTGCCCTTTCATAACTAGGTTATGTAGTTGAGCACGACTGACCTCATAGTCTTGTCTGACATCTTCAGTTTCAGATTTTTTAAGGGTAGGTTTCACTTTCTCAACGTGCTTCTGGAGTTCAGTTGGTTCTGCTCCAAAAGCATTGTTAAGACCTTCAAATGGATTTGCCATGTTTAAATTGCCTCGTCAGCGCCACTGGTAGGATTACGTTTCTTATTATCTGTGAAGTCTTCATCGACAATACCGAATCCAAAATCATCATCTGCATCTGCTGTAACAGGATCAGGTTGAATAGTATAGCGAACCTGTCTTGGTGCAGTAGATGTATTGGTGTCTGCATAGTAATCTGTAATAGCCTTTTTGATGACTTTGGTATCCTGAACAGGACCATACAGATATGTTTTGCAAGTAAATTGTAAAGTATAAATGATTGCTCTACGAGTCTGAAAATTATTTTCGTAGTCGTCTTCGTAATCTACAGAGTTTAATACGATAGGAACATCTCTAACTTCACTCATCTCTGGGACCATCTTGATCGGCAGATTGTAATGAGGTTGGAAGACAGGAAGAATCTGTTCTAGAATTTGCAAACCATCTTCTTGATTCTTAGAGATAATTGCTAACTCAAATGACAAATTGTAAGGGACGGGCATGAAAACATTCTTGTTCTCATCAGTGTCTTTTGCTACCTTAATCTTTTGAGTTGGTGATACCTTCCTACTAGAATCATATGAAATACCATTAATCTCAAAGGAGATTCTAGGGAGAGTAATTTGAACTCTTTTATTTGTAGGATCAGGAACTTGATCTAAACGTGCCAAAAACTTTTGTTTTGGACCATATGCCAAAGGCACTTTCATCACCTCATCGTTACGACGAAGTTCAATATTGTTGAACAGAGTTCCGAATGCAACAACGGTTTTCCTGAATATCTCGTGATATGAATATGTGCCTAACATCAGATTGTAGTGTCAGTAGTGGACCCAATGCTACCGAAGGGATTACCTTCAGTGAAGTCGATAATATCGTCGTCTTCAGTCTCAAACGAATAATTCTGATCGATGCTATCTGCAGTGTTGGTATTATTTAGAGTGTTATAAGACTCAGGACTCCAGAGAGCACCTGAGGTTAACCCTTTTACGGTTTCAGCAGTATTGAAGGTTCCTGATCTGTTGATGACTTGGAGTTCTCTTGTAGAACTGTTCCAGGACTTGACTTCTGCTCTACTGTCTTTGGGGGAGTAATCAATTGTGACAGTAGGAACACTAGTATAACCTGTGCCCCCAGCAGTGATAGAAATGCCAGTGACAATACCAACACTAGATACCGTAGCAGTCGCTGTAGCACCACTTCCCCCTCCTCCTGTAATGGTAACTGTAGGTGGTAAAGCAGACTTGTAGTGCTCACCACCATCTGTAATTGTAATAGCGTTTACCGCTCCCGAATTAATTGTTGCAGTCGCCGCTGCACGGAACTGATCGCCAACAATCTCCTCACCAACTGTAAAGTCGCCAGAACCACCAGCGTCCATAACCAACTTGATAGCATTGGCAAAGGCAGTCTCGATAGCATCAATCTCAGCAACACCAGTGTCGAGGTCTTCGTCGCTGTATTCAAAGAGTTCGCATTGACATTCCCAAACATATCCTCTACCAAGTTGATAGAAGGGTTTTTCTGCTTCTACGAACTTAATTTCAAATAAATGTTTTGTTGTGGGGAACCAGATCAAGTCCCCCTCGTTTGGTCGTCCTTCGACAATAAGTGTTTCAAGGTCGTCAACTTTTTCTTTAAACTTCTCACGGGAGAAAATAAACGTTGTCTTATCTTCGATGCGAACTCCAAATTTGCTAAGTAATTCGCCTTGCCCCTCCCATCCTTCTGCATTATTGACATATGCCCTGATTGCCCTCGCGCTGTCAAATTGCGAATCAGAGTCCTCTCCGAAGACCGTATCACGGTTGACCAACGTGCGAGGAACGTAGTAAATATCTTGTCCATAAATTTCTATACTCTCTACGACGAGATTCTCCATGAACTTCTGCTCTTGTGCAGAACCATTCGCCTTCAATAAACCACTATGGTTACTAAAGAGATAATCTTGTGCTGGTGAGTTTTGAAAAGCCATATCAGCCTATTAAATCAAGGGGCGGAATTTCGTATGTATCACGAAGAGTATTTTCAAGGTCTTTCTTAAACTGACTTGCATCTTCGAGAATTTGACGACCGTTGAGGGTAACACCACCCAACATTTGGATGCCATCATACTTACTTAGGTTTCTACCCCATTGTTGTTGAAACAATGCTTCAACATAATCCTTCAACCAGTTGTCATTATACATGCCAGTATAGGTTTCAGGGTCCTGACGCATCAGAACTTCTACCAAAAGGAAATCACCCACTTGTAACTCTTCCCAATCAAAATCAAGATAAAGTCTACCCTGATGCTCATTAAAACGAACTCTACGACTATTATTATTGTTAGTGACCCAATCCAATGTCTCAAGATATTGAGAGGTCATGAAATAATGTAAGATTTGTCCATGAGTCATGGAGTAAATATCATTCAAGAAAATTTGATATTTGATATTAAAGATATTGCCAGGAACAACACTAGAAGCACCAATCTGACTAAACACCCTATTGACACTCAACACTCCAGGTGGGAGAGAAACATATTCATTACCTTCATACCAGTTAGTCGAACCCATTTGAGTTGTAGACTGTCCAGCAGTTTTAATAGCTTCAGTGACTTCAATTCTAATGAAGGACTTGTAACTACCATTGTAATGATACTCTTGATAGTAATCAATAGCCTCTTCAATCAAATCATCAAGTTGCTCAGTAGCAACGTTGATGTCAATTGTAGGATATCCTAAACGACGAAGAGCGTAATCTCTTAGTTCGGTTTTAGTTGCGGGTCTAGTTGCTGACATTGGTTATCAGGAGAATGAGGAGATCGTAAGAGTGGTAACATCATTTGCACTGACGACTTCCCCAGACTTGAAGAAACCATCTACATTATCAACAGTGATCTGGTTAGTTCCCAGAGCAGTAATAACACCTGTAGTGCCGCTGGTTGCACCTGTGACAGTTGCACCGACTTCCATCGTTGTGATATCAGTCAGAGTCAAAGTTGCGTTAGTAGCAACAGTGGAGATATCAATTGTGCCGCCTGCACCACCTGCCTGAACAATTGTAACTGTTTCACCAGCAGCGTATCCCGTGCCACCATCGTTAATAGTAACGTTAGTGATTGCACCAGCAACTGCTGTGATATCAACAACCAGAGAGGCAGAACCAGAACCACCTGTTGTTGCCAAAGCAGTTCCAGTAGTATAACCAGAACCACCAGTAAGAGATGCAAGGTTCAGAGTCAATACTTTACCAGCGTTAGGGTTGGTAATGGTTACAGTATCAGTGATCAGATAATCAGAACCACCAGCATTGACTGCAGCAGCAGTAATTACACCACCAACAACAGTGGTATCAACTGTCAGTCCAGAACCAGTTCCACCAGAGGTAGCAACAGCAGTTCCAGCAGAGAATCCTCCACCACCACCGTTACTGACGCCAGTGGTAACAACCGCACCAGGAGTAGGATCACCACTCAGGTTCAGTGTCAAAGTAGTGGTAGTTGCAAGGTTGTTGAGCATTGCCTGAAGTTGAGCAAATGCATTGTCCAGTTTTGCCTGAACTCTTGCCTCGGTGTAATACTGATTAGTTCCTTCCGACAAATCAGAAGTAGACTTGCTAGAAAGATCGAGGTTTGCACCCGTAGCAGCAGCGACACGAGCATTAGCACGAGCATCTGTATAGTAAAGGTTGGTAGAACCTTCAGACAGATCATCAGTATCTGCTGCAGCGATACGAGCATCAGCACGAGCATCTGTGTAGTAAAGGTTAGTTCCCTCAGCAAGATTTGTGGTAGTTTTGGCAGCGAGACGAGTGTCAAAACGTGCATCAGTATAGAAGATATTGGTGCTACCTTCAGTGATGTTATCTGTATTGATATCTGCCTGTGTGACGCTCAGAGCACCTGCACCAGACAATTCAATACCAGTGCCATAAGTGAAGTGTGTGCGGGTCCTAGCAGCGGTTGTAAAGAGGTTTGTCGAACCTTCTGTTACATTATCGGTATCGATGTCTGCTTGCGTTACAGTGAGCGTATAGGTGCCTGCTGTGTCGTTATACGCCTTGGTAATACCAGTGCCTGCAACGATAAGAGCATTAACTCTATCATCAACACGCTCATCGGTATAATACAGATTAGTTCCTTCTGTCAGATCACCTGTATCATGATTGCTAATATCAGATACCTGACCAGTAACATTACCAGTCAGTGCTGCAGTAATTGTGCCAGCAGCAAAGTTACCAGAAGCATCACGAATAACCAGGTTATTTGATGCATTGGTGCTTGCAGAAGCAACGTTAATGACCATATCGCCTGAAACACCATCACCATTAGTAATCGTGATACCAGAGGATGCTGTAGCGGTTACAGAGCGTCGTGCATAGGTGTTATCAGCAGTTCTAGTAACAAAACCAGTGCCTGTCATTGCAGCGAGTGCAGTGATGTCTGCATCGTTGAAAGTTGTGCTGATCGTTACATCTGCAGAACCATTGAACGAAACAGAACCATCAACAACACCATCAACAGTGATTGTTCTTGCTGTCTCCAGAGTTGTCGCTGTAGAAGCATTACCTGTCAGAGCAGCGGTAATAGTTCCAGCAGCGAAGTTACCAGAGGAGTCGCGATTAACAACTGTAGATGCAGTGTTTGCACTTGCAGTTGTCATATTATCTAAACGGTCAACGTTCAGATTATTAACTTTAGTTGTAGATGTGATGACGAATGGAGCAACACCATCAGCAACGTTAGAAGTAAATTGACCATCAACAGTCAGGGTGCCATCAATGTTGGCATTGTTGTCAACATCAAGACCCGTGCCAGACCCAGTAAGATTAAGAGAACCAGCACGAAGAGCACCATCTGTGCCAGTAAGAACTTCAGAGTTGTTTGTTGCACTTGTCAGGAATGCGAATTGTTGTGCGGATCTATCGAATCCGAAGAAACCAATTTTCGCAGAGCCGTCGTAATAACGGAACTCAACACCACGGTCCTTACCGTCGCTAGAGCTTGGTGCTGTGTCACCACCCACAGTAATAATAGGGTCATCGAGAGTTGTGACCGTAGAATTAACAGTAGTGGTTGTGCCATTAACGGTAAGATTTCCAGTAACAGTAAGATTGGATTCAGCAGTTACATCTCCACCAACATCCAGGGTTCCACGAATATCAGTGTTGCCATTGTCAGTATCGACAGTAAATTTATCTACTGCAGAACCATTCTGAATTGCAAACTCTTTATTATCTGCAGTAATAGTAACATTGTCATGGGTTACCAGAGCACCAGAGATGTCTGCAGAACTATTGAGATCAAGAGCACCAGTTAATTCTGTAGCACCATAGACTCTCAAACCTTCACCAACAGCAAGGTTTTTACCAATACCAGCACCACCTGTCAGACGGAATGCGCCATCAGCAGCATAAGAACCAGTCAGAGTTTGCTGTGAGTTTGCAGTTAAAGTTGTAACACCAGATACACCGAATGTATCATTGATCTGAGTTGCATCACCAACGGTCAGCGTGCCGATAATGTTCGTGTTACCGTTATCTGTATCAACACCAAACTTTTCAACAGCAGAACCATTTCTGATAGAGAAGATTTCGTTAGCAGCGTCGATGATTACACTGTCTTGAATGGTGACTTGACCCTCAACATTGAGTGTGCCTTCAATATCTGTATTACCAGATGCACCAAGAACAGAGAACTTAACGGTATCGCTAGAGTTTCTCTTACCAACAAACAGACCTTCACCTGAACCTGTGCCACCAACATGTAAGCTAGTGTTAATACCAGCACCACCAAAGACTCTTAAGTTAGAACTGTTAGAGTTTGAGAATGCTGGTGTGTATGTTGCGACAGAACCAGTTCTCAGTTTATATCGAATAGACAGATAGTTTCTTAAACCGTAGTTCTCAGTTGCGTCTTCTTGCTGGTTAAAGTCACCATTAAGGAAGATATCGCCGTTAAACAATACATCTTTCTCAAAGTATCCACCACCATCACATCTGAAAGCACCATAATCATTATTTTGAATGGTATGAGGAACACCAGATAGGATATCGGGTTCGTCTACAGATTCAAGATGAACCAGACCAGAAATATTTGCGTTATTATTAAGATCAAGAGCACCAGTAAGAGTAGATGCACCAGTTACACCCAGAGTTCCAGAAATAACAGTATTACCAGATGCAGAAGCAACGGTAAACTTATCGGTAGTGCCACTTCTAACTGCAAAGTTTGCATCAACATCAACAGTGCCATTAAACTCGGAGTTACCAGTTACTGTGAGTGTGCTACCTAAAGTTGTAGCACCATCAGCATTCAATGTGCTATCAAAGTCTGCAGCACCCTTACCATTCAAGGTGCCTTCGATAACAGTATTACCTGTGGCAGATGCAATTGTAAACTTATCAGTGGTATTATTTCTAACTGCAAAGTTTGCATCAACATCAACTTCACCGTTGAATTCAGAAGCATTGGCGACTGTGAATGTGCCAGCAACAGAAGTATTACCAGAAGAAGCAACAACATTAAATTTATTAGTATTGACATTGAAGTTGCCAATCGAATCAACTACACCACCAAATGATGCATTACCTGTAGTTGACTGAAGTTCAATCTTGGTTGTTCCAGATCCATTATTAAGTTGCAAGGTCTTAGATGCACCTTGCAGAACCATATCATCGTCGAAACGAGAAGTGCTATTAGCACGGAAAGTGCCATCAATATCAGTATTACCACCAATATTAACTGCACCACCAATACCAGCACCACCAGCGACTACTAAGTCACCAGTTGTATTAGAAGAAGATGCTGTGCCAGTCGTTAACTTAAGGTTACCAGCAATAATACCAGAATCAGTGCCACTAAAGACTTCGGAAGTATTTGTAGCAGCATGAAGGAAACGATAACCACCTTCATGACCACCCAAATCAGTATAGTTAGTATCCCAACCATAGAAACCTAAGCGTGCTTGAGAATCATAATAACGGAACTCAATACCACGATCGAGGTTGTCGTCAGATCCAGGAGCAGTATCCCCACCGAGAAGAATAGTGACATCATCAACACTCAGTTCAGTTGAATTAACTGTAGTAGTCGTGCCATCAATCTGAAGGTTACCAAAGATACGAACCAACCCAGTAGCAGCACGGTCATCGCCAGGGTCAAGATTCAATTGACCAGTAGAAGCAAGATAGTTATCTTGAATTCTCAAATCTTCGATATGAACCTTACCAGTTGCAGCAGAAGCATCAATATCAACAACATCTTCTGCACTAATCGTAACTGTGCTTGTGCCAGAACCAGCATTTGTAGAGGTAATGCTGAGGTTTCTAGCAGATCCAGAGTTTTGTGTCAGAGAGAAGGTAAGGTTACCATCCCCAGACTTATCCAATGTCTGAGAAGCTGCTCCATCAAGAGTAATATCAGGATCAGAAAAATAGGAACGGACGTTAACATCAATCTCACCAGCGCCACTGTCCCCTGTATTATTAGCGCCAAACAGTAAGTTACCACTTGTATCATTAACCTTAACAAAGTTGAGGTAATTAAAACCAGTGTTTCCTGTAGCGGTTGTAAGTTCATTATCAAGTTCAAAGTTCTCTACTGTATTACCATCAGTAAAGATGATTTTATTGTTCTGAAGTTGAGTATTATCAACACCTGCTGCAGCAATAGTTACATGACCCGCTGCGGAGACATCGAAATCCTCTTGTGCAAAACTAGCCAGTCCCTTCTGTTCCGTGCCTTCAGCCGCGAGGTAGCGCCATCCTCCATTATCACCACTGGAATGAGTAGGAGCACCAGCACCAGCACTAATCGATTGCAGTGCTTGATAAACCTTCGATGCATTTGTAATAATTGCATATCTACTATAAGCAGTCCCTGCATCATAAGCTAGGGCAGTTGTGCCTTCAACTGCTGTAGCGATAGGCACAGTTGCAGCACTTGTAAAGCGACCATAGGCGTCAACAGAGAATTTTGTAGTATTAACTGTCTGAGAACCAGCTGCAGATGTCAGGGATTCAGTATTATAGTCACCTGCTGAAATAGTTGTTGTGATCAGATCAATGGTCGGGTTACCAGAAACACCACTACCATTAGAGACAGCAATTCTACCAGCGGTTCCAGTAACCGTTCTGGTTGACACTGCACCACCACTGGTTCTAGCAATGATTCCAGTGGTAGTAAGACCAGCAATAGCGACCAAATCAAGGTCATATGGTTGTGCAGATTGACCTTCTACCGTGCCGTTAAGATTATAATCTGCAAGGGTAGAGGGGAAAGAAGCATTAGTGATTCTACCTTTAGCATCAACTACAACTTTTGTATATGTGCCAGTTGCAGTGTTCGTTCCATCATAATGAGGAAGAGTTGAAATCAGACCCAGTTCTGCATTAAGAGTCAGGTTTGCAGAACCATCAAAAACACCAGAAGCAGTAATATCTTGTGCTAACTGAATCTGTCTAGCAGATGCGAGACGAGCTGCGGTTGAAGCATTACCAATCAGCGTTGCTGTAACTGTGCCAGCAGCAAAGTTACCATCAGCATCTCTTTGAACAAGAGTATTAGCCGTATTAGTTACAGACTCAACGGGTCGTTCATATCTAAGCGTATTCCACGCCGTAACACCATCTCCGATCTTGAAACGACCCGTGTCAAGTTCGATACCTAATTCGCCCTGTGCAAGCGTAGGATTAGAGTTCGCCCATTCCTGAGCGCCACCTCGTCTTAATTGAATTCTATTTGCCATTTTTTACGACAACTCTATAGAGATAATGCTTCCAAGTTATTTATGCCATTAAAAAGGGGGGACTATCGCCCCCCAAATATTATTCTGCAGTTTCTACTTCGTCAACTTCATCAGGGGGATGGGAAGCGGTTTCAACCTCCTGAGGATTATAGTATTCCAGGGTTTCGATAGCACCTTGGAGTTTTAGAGCAGTTGTTTCGTTTTCTTTGATTTTCGCTGCCAGTTGCTGATTTTCTTCAATCAACTTAGCAAAACGCTCCTTGAATTGCTTAAGCATATCAGGTTGCGATACAGTTTCAATCGTCATGATGTTTTTCAGAATTTTGGACTAACGTTAGTAAGAGTGATTTGATGTCACCCATTTCAGATTTTAACTCAGAAACCTCATTTTGTAAAGTCTCCATGCGCTGTTCTTTTTCTAGACCAGCGCGATATTTCTTCATGTATGCATTATATTTATTTTGATCTGCACATTCGATGGCTCCAGATGATTGATCTTTGAACCATCCATCATAATCTTTAATCGGGAGTTTACTCATTATACAGCAAGAGCGATTGCTCTAAGGTCTCTAATAATAGGTGCGTATGCCTGATTATTGGATACGAATACAATCTTAATTTGATACTTTGTAAAGTTCAGACCAGAAATTTCGTATTCATAATCTCTATATTCGTCTTCAATGTCCGTTGTTCCAGGAATAGTAGCATCTGAAGTTGGGAAGAACTCAAATCCTCTATCCTCAAGAGTTTCGGTAGAACCTACAGGCAACACTCTATATAGAGGTTTAATCGTAGTGTTCGGAGGACGGTTTCCTGCAAAAATTAGTTTGATAGCAGAAGAGGGATTAACAAGTTCTGCAACTTTAGTGATGTAAATAGCAGAGTGCTCATCACCAAACGAACTCAGAGCAGTATTAGGATCAGAAGGACTATTGATTCTGTTACTAACAGTTGTGATAGACATTCTATCAGTATCCATAACAGGAGAAACTGTCGTAGATGTGCTAGAGAGAGTCAAGTCCATTCTGAAGGACTTATCACCATTCAACTCAGAAGATTCGTTAATCGTAGAACAAATCAATTGAGGACTGGTAAAGTAGTTATCTTCAGAGAGATTGACATCATAGAACTCACCAGTATTACTGAACGAATTCTGTGACAATGTTTGACCATCATTAATAGAAGTTCCAGTAATTGTCTGAACTCTTGCAGTCATGTCAGTCTTAGGCAGAAGCATTCTTTGAATCTGAGGAACCAGAATTTCATATTGAACGTTCTGAGTTGCAATGATACCTGCTCCACCAGATCTAATACCCAAACGAGCAATAGAACTTGTTTGGAGATCATAACTGTCAAGAGTGGGATTCAAGATACCCGAGTGAGTTTTATTCAACTCAATCAGAGGAATACCATCGAGGTTGTAGCATTTAACAACAGTATCGTCAGCATGTGCTACAGCAGTTGTTCCATCAAGTCCTCTTTCGTTAACAGTAATTGTTTTACCATTAGAACTGATTGCACTATAAGACATGATTTCATCATTAATCTTAATGTATCCAAGATTAGATGCGGAGATTGCTGCACCATTGATAGTTGTATGGAACGCTGTTGCGTCGTTAACATTGATACTAGTATCTGAAGCAGAAATAGCAGATGTCAAATAAGTATCAGTGACTTCAGATGTAATTCCTTCAATGATAACATTGTTATCTAAGTCATGCATACCATGGTTGGAATGCGAAACTCTAACCTTTCTCTGCGACGTTGTATATGTCGGAGTTGTGGAAGGGTATGAATCACTAACAGCAGAAGATTCGATAGCATCTCCAGAATAAGTGACAGAAGATACAGTTGCTGTTGTAGTAGAACCACCACCAGTGATTGTCTCAGTTGATGGAGTGAAATCAGTAGAGACAAACTTCAGTGTTAAAGTATTAGTGCTACTGGTCCAAGTTACAACTTCAGCAGTTGGTGCTGTGGAACTATTGCCTGTGATGGTTTCACCAACAGTAAAGTCTCCCGATGCACCACTAACAACCATAGTTGCAGTTGTTTTAGAAGATACAATACGATTAGTAATAACACCACCAGTATTGGAACCTGCTGCCCATGTTCCAGAGATATCATTGATTGTCAAAAGAACACCTGATGTGCTAGAAGCAACACCGACAATAGTGCCTTCTGCAAGGGTGGTCTTTTGATAAATTCTAGCACCAATAGTATAAGGAAGAGTAGTGGAATTCAATACCAATTGAAGTTCTGGTTGGAACGTTTGAATAGCATCATTTGCCAAACGAATTCTACCATTATTACCAACATCAAGAGGAGCATTATTCAACGTAATTCTAGTAGCACCAGAATTATCAAATCTTGCTCTATTGACAACAAACTTCATATCCTCATATTGGTCAGCAGTCCAAGTAGTTGCGTTCTGCGACTTGAACAAGACACCAGCATAGGGTTGTTCGGAGATCGTTCTGTCACCAGAGATATCCAGTTCTCCCATACGAGAGATCCAAACCTGATATTCGTTAGAGTCAGAGAAGAGAACGAAACAGTGTTCAATAGACTGAGGAATGTATACAGGTGCTCTAAAAGTAAATCTAGTTGCAACCGCACCAGTCTCAGAAATCTGAACATCCTCAGGATTCAATGTAGTATCAGAGAAAGGAAGAATAGCAGTAGTAGGATAACCATTTTCCATGGTTCTGATCTGCATTGAGATGGGGATATTAGCATCCTTAGCGTTGAAGTAAACATCAACAGAGGTAAGGAATGAACCACCTTCTTCATCAATCAAGAAAGATTGTGCAAGAGGGTCCCACCAACCAACCTGACGTGTTTCAGTTCTTGTAGAAGAAACTGTGCGATCTTGAGTAACTGTATCACGAACAAGATCAGCATTTCTAATTGCAAGAACATTCTCTTGAACTGTGTTCAGTGTGCCTGCTGCCTGATATTCGACTTCTGCTGAAGATGCAACAGTGCCTGCAGTTCTAGAATCATTCTCGTTAGTTGTGAGTCTAAGGGTTCTGGTTCCTGTAGACCAACGGGGATTGGTGTCAATCTGAGGTGCAGGAATGAAGAATGAACCTTTCCACTGTCCCAGTCTATCAGTCAAAAGACGACGATCCTTTACGACTGCAGTTGCACCAGATGCTGCAACTAAAACTTCACCAACTTGAATATTACCATAGAACGAACCTACTGCTTGAGCAGCAAGAGATTCGGTGTCAATATTGATAAAGTCTGTCGTAGAAGAATACGACGTTGGCATGTCTGCATCGGTATAAGGATTAAACTTATAATAATCATTTGGTGCAGCAATCTTCAGTTTCGCACCAGAAGTTTGACCAGTAACAGTTTCACCAATAACGAAAGGTGTAGAGTTTGTTCTACTATCAGTAGAAGGATTCTTGATAACCTCAATGATCTTAGGAATCATATAATCGGCAATCTTCTGACCATCGAAGAAACCGTAGAAAGTAGTTCTAGGTTTCATTCTTACAACAGAAACTTCGATGTTTCTGGAACGAATCCAGGGGATTGATGTAGAAGAAAGTGTGCTATCACCAAGAGATCTGCGATCAATTCTCGGAACAACTCTGGTTCGGATACCACTTCGAGTCTGTCGTGACGTTGTTGTGGTGGTTACTGACGCATCAATAGCAAGACCGCGACCCCAAGAAGAACGACGACGAGATCTCCAAGTTCTAGATGAAGTGGAAGTGCCACTCCAAGTAGTTCTCCATGCATTCCACTGAATAGGAGCAAAACCATTCTGATCAACATTCAGTCTATCTTGAGTTGACCTAAAGTCACCTTCAATATTGGTAACACGAACTGGAAGACGATTTGTATCTACCCAGTCATCAGATGCAGGAACAAGATCAATACGACCAATGTATGCAAAAACGTTAAATGGGTTGACGTTTTCAACACGAGAAGCATATGGTTGTTCGATTAGTTTCTCTTCAGTATATGGGAGAGTAATCAGAGGACCAGTCTTCTGATAATTAGTTGAGAGAGACTCATTGATAATCAATGAGCAGTTAGTTGTATAGTGTGACGGATGACATGATCCCTCAGTATAATCGAGAGATGCCTTGAAGTCTGGATTGAAAGTTTGAGACTTAGAGTGATCAGTAAAATCATCAACAATAAATCCATTCTTAAGTCTACTCTTACCAGAAGCATCGGTAATTTCAGTATTGAAAGTATCCGACTCCAACATGTTCAGTGAAGTGTAATACTCAACTTGATTGATTCTTGTTTCAAGTTTACCGATGTCACGCATCGTATAGCGTCTGTTTTCAGACCTAATAACAATAACGTCCTCAACAGGATCAAAACCATATGGTGCATGAAGCATGGTTGCTAAAAGCATACCATCCTGAAGATCATCAGGTTCCTTAGGATCTTCCTCAGGTTTACCTTTGATGATTTGGAATTCGCCATTAGGAAGCAGGTAAATCTTATCAATTCTAGGCAGATACCAATCAAAGTCGCAACGGAAGTCGCTATTTACTTTAGGGATATCAAAGAGAGTTGCTGCAGGTGTTCCTGTTGTTGGGAATACTCGTGACTTAAAGTCAAACGTAGAACAATTTACAAATGCAGGAGAAGAAACTGTTCCTGTTCCGCTATAAAGGTTCTTAACACCAGGACGGAAGTCAAGATAATCTGGTAAGAACTTGTTATTATAAAGAGGGATATCATCATAGCTCGTATCCAGATAGGATTGACCACCGAAGTAATCACCAGTTGCTGAATGAGTGTAATAATCTAAAACAATTTTTATTTTTCTGATTGGTGTTGCGACGCCACTTCTACGAACAATTCTAGAAACACCATAAATGAAATCGGTCTGACCAGAAATCAGATCATAGCGATCTGTAATGACTTTAGATCCTTTAACGATAGATCCCTCAGAGTCATTAATGATACCACTAATATTGGTGTCATTACTATCTTTACCTTCTACAGTTTCACCAGTAATAAATTCACCTGTCAAATAAACAATTGTCAGTTTTAAGCTACTGGAGTTAAAATCTACAACTCTTGCTCTTGCCTTAGATGTCTTACCAGTAACAATAGTTCCTGTAGCAAAGAAGGTGGGTTCAACTAAAGTAATCGAAGGAATGACTGGATCATTATCATCCAGAGATTCATATACAGCATGAATCTTGTATGCATCTGCAAGACCTAAAGAAATATCTCTATCTTGAATTCTTGTGCCATACAGACCAGAATACGCTAAACCATAATTCTGTTTATCAAGATTATTAATAGTCTTGTTTGCTTTCAGAACAAACATCTTCTGAGGAGATTTGGTCTTCCTTTGAGTTACGTTCTTAGAAATAGATGCAGTAACTTTTACAGAAGTGATATTTGTAAGGTTATCCATCTGGATAGTAGTTCTATCCGAAGATGTAAACGTAGTGTAACCCAGATTACCACTGGTAGTAGTGTCAATAGGAATTTGATCACCTACAGGATAAGTGCCGTTTGTCCCTGCAAGAACAGTAAATGTATAGTTTGCATTAGACAGTGCTTCAAATTGCTCATTCTCTGGCAATGTAATAGAGATAGAGTTAGAAGCAACAGTTTGTGCGTCAAAAGTTCTTCTGACAATCATAGATTCGTCAGAAATACTCTTAACATAGGGACGAGGCATTTGCTCAAGCAAAGTTGCTTCGTTAGTTTCACTCAATTTAGCACGATAACGAATCAGAACAGTGTATGTTCCTGCACTAGGAGCAGCACCACCAGCACCAGGGGTTACATTAACAGTTTGATTTGCAAAGTTGAAGATAGTTGAAGGATTAGAAGAAGAAAGGTTTGTAGGATCTACATAATCAACATCAACATATTGAGTATTATTGAAATAAATTCTATCTCCTGCTCTAAGATCAGCAGAGAAGTTAGAGTTCAAACCAGTGATATCTTCGGAACCACCTGTAGCATCATAAGTAAATGTTGCACCCTGAAGTTGCTCCAGATCATCCAAAACAATATCAGAAGTAAATTCTACAGCATTTGTAGTTTCATCTCTAGAAAGAACTTGACGAGAATCCGAATATTGATAAGTATACGTTTCGGCAATAGTATCTTGATCAAGACCATCAACAGTGACCATTTCACCTTTTTGGAACTCACCTTCTACTTGATAGAGTTCAAAATCATCACCGTTAGTAACAGCATTTACAATAA